TAGTATCTAATTTAATAGCAATACCAACAATAAGCGTTTGTTTATTGCTAATGGTTTTTTGTATAAATGATTCTGTAGTATGTGTCAAACCATTAGTACCTTCTCTACCATAAGCTCCGATAGTACCAGCCATTGATTGCCACTTTCCAGTATAATTACCCGTTGCATAGGTATCAAAACTCTCTAATAATAAACAAGCCATTATGTAGCCTCCCACTTGAATCTTACGTGTACTGTCAAATCCGACGCTGTACTATCACCTTGTACTAACTCGAATTGTAAATAATCATCCTTTGCTAGTTGAGCATCATTAAAATCGCCTCTAGCTGCATAACCACTACCTACTGGTAATGTTAGATATTCCGGTGCATTGAATATAGTTGAACCATTTTTTAGTATATCAATATGCAAATCAGCTGCACCGGGGGCTGTATTAACCGCACAAAAGACTTCTTCTAATTGGCAATCAAAGCCTACATCATGTACGTACATTCTTAGAGGCTTCACACCTTGGTCGGCAGCTGCCATATTAGTACCTTCAATAGAGAAGATTGTTTGCTGGTGTATTGTTCTTGCTAGCACACCCGACAACGAAGTAGGCGACCATACTAAGGTATCAGCGTCATATTGTAATACAGATTCATCGGCAGGGATAATACCAGATACAGGCACACCTTGAAGGGCAGTAGCATTGTGTTCCAAGTCAGTTATTTCTGCTTCTACGTGGGAGTGTACACTATCTGCTTTATTATCTAGAATATCATTTACATCATCGTCCGTATAATAATTGGACTCTAAGAAAGACAGTGTTACATACTGTGAGTGAGTGTGTCCGTAAGTACCACTACCACCAGACGTAGCTACGTCATAGTCTACTACTAGGGCATCCCCTGTTTCTGGTGTAAAGTCTAGAGTAAAACCACCAAAATCACCGTCTGCTGTAAAGTTGCCGTCTTGTCTTAGACCATTGTAATATACTCGTAGATAGCCGGGATGGAATACATTATTTAGATCAAAGTGCTGTGTAGCACCATCGATCTGTGATGATAAGTCCTCATTGTGTACACCTGATAGAGCTACTACACCGGAAGCTGCTACCTGTGCCACTGTTACGGAAGTAGGAGTTGCAGCTACTACTTCAAAATCGTTGATAAAGTCTATTACAGTTACACCACTAGCAACAACTACACCATCTTCTTCAATGATAACACCACCAGCTGCGATACCTGAAAGTGTAGTAATAGTATAACGAATGTGATTTAGGTTATCTAATAGACTACCACTTACTGCTGTATCTAAGGTAGCCGCCTCTGTTTCGTCGTAGGCTACTCTAGTTTGTGGTAGATATCCAATATAACCAGAACCGCCACCTTGACCACCGCTAGGAGCAGCTATACCAGCCAAGTTGATAGGTTGCGCTCTTAAAAAGCGTACTAACGTATCAAAATAATTGAACGAGTTGATTTCATACTGCATATGTTTTATACCCTATCATCTAATCTGATTACTAGGATGTCTGAACCGGGATGTCCGGGGTACTGCTCGAACTCATCTAATCCAGCATCTTTCTGCCAAAATTGAACAGTCTGTGTTAGCCCTGCAAACATATAAGGGTTACTTCCCCAATTTGAAGTTTCTAGAGAGAAGTTGATACCTGATAATGAAGTAAAGTGACTTAGACCACTTACGGTTGTTGTAGGCATCATTACTAAGTCTGGTGTACGAGTAGCCATCAAAGCCATAGTATCATAATCAAAAGTTACACCACTTGGAGTAGTACCAGCATAATTCAATACTCTACCATCATTAAACATACCAGATACGGGAATACCTTTAAACTCTGCTATACTACGATGCACTTTCATATTTTCGGGCCATATACCAGAGTAAGTTATCCCGCCAAACTCATAGGTTGCTAACATTGGTGGAAATGTCCATGAAATAGCAGGTTCAGGTTTTGAATCCTCGGTATTGAAACCAAAGAAATCCATATCCCTAATTGTATATTGTCCTGTTACATCATCGAACTCATCACGTTCATCTTCCCATAAGTAACATAGTTCTAAGCCCGGAAGTATATAATTCTTATCCAGTACTTCTATTCTAGTCTGCCCGTTTAGGTTACTCATAGTACCCATAGCACAACCATGATAAAATAGTTGGAAACCATAAGCCAATGGGTATACTGGATCACCAGAAGATATAGAAACTACGCCTAAGCCCGGTATTTCTTTATACATGTTATTACCACGTATTATGTAAATACCACCATCAAAATCGTCAGTCTGCCTACAAACCTGTCTATTATTGCTTGGTGTGTCTAATTGATGAATTACAGAATCGTCTATTGAACTTTTTACAAATAAGCCTAAATATACATAAATAGGATACCAACGACTCGATAGTGGAATAATATTGCTGTTATTTCCAGAAGTACCATACACTAAGTCGCCAGTCATGTCCAACGTACCTTGTTCCGCTGTTGTAGTACAACAAACAGCTGATGGTATACCGGGTCTACACTGTACCTCTGTTAGCCCTGTCCACACTTCCCCTCCTATAGTTTCATCTTGTTCCATCCAGTCTTGGAAGATGGAACCTCTTAATACAACTGCTGTTTCTGTGTAGTGTGAACCCCACTTTCCACAATGTAAACAATTAGGATTATAATAGTTACTTCTACTTCTAATTGTAGCTCTAAAGTAAGGGTTAATCATTTCACCCTTAATATCATACCCTGTCCAAGCAATATCATCCTTTATTCTACGTACTTGTGATAATGTAGATTCTGCTCCTTGACAGTCTGGATATGGTGCTACAATCATAGCGTCAGCTTCTGAATAAGTAAACTCTCCCTCACTATCAATTACAGTTTTAGCCAAATACCAACGAGTTAGCGGATTATTTGTTTCAGCGTCTACTTTTATACTAATAAATGCTACACCCTGTCCGCAAGCGACTGGTTCAAGTTCTTGTATCATTTTACGCAATGAAGCTGCGTTGTTTTGATAAGTATCTCTATATAGAAACTTAACATCTACAGACCCATTACCTTTACCTATTTCTCCCGCAATACAAGTAGCTAGGTAATAATCTAAATTACCATAACCACACTGTCCAAAAGGACAAGCGTCGTCAGAAGTATGTAATCTCATTACCCAAAACATTCTATCATGATAGAATACAGGTTCATGTACTTTAGTTACACAAATACCTTGTGAATCGTTCCCATTAGCTAAGTTTAGGTCAAACACCATATCAGAAGATGTTTCTCTGACATCCAGAACTTCTTGAAAATTCAAATCTGTTACTTCAAGCTCTAAATCTTCTGGCTTGTAGAAACGCAACTGCCAACAACGGTGATAGTTTTCACTACCGTACTTAGCTTGTACAATCAAACCTGAACCCGGTATCCAATCAGGTACTCTAGACCAAACTGCAATATCACTACAGTAGTAAGCACCATTATCTACCGGATCGTCTTGGTCTTTTAGAAATACAATATCGCCTGTAGAAGTTGCAGTACCATCCACTACTTGTACACCTGACGCTGTTACATGTTCTGTACTAATGTAGTTATAGTATTCTAAATACGGTGTTTTATAATCGCAAAGTCCACCAATTGTAGCTTGATTTACTACCGCTACTTTCAAAGTACCATCTGTATAGGCGGCATCCATTAATTTGAATTCACTAGCGTCTGGATCAGGATCACCATCCCAATACATGTATCTAGCTGCTAGACGTTCTGTTCCTGTGGGCCAGTAGTTATTTAAGCCGGGTAAAGCCAGCGTTTCCAGTACCCATCCATTTCCAGAGTAGGATAGTCTTGCTAAAGCGTCTCCCGGTGGGTATTCTTTGTAGTTGAATAGGCAAAATTGATTGTACTTGTTTACTGAAATACCTAAGTTATTATCCCAAAGCACATGAGAACCAAAGTTGTTACTTATATAGTCAAACGTACCACCATCTAATTCATCATTAGCAAGAGGCCCAAATACAAAACTATTAGCGTCTGGTACTATATTCCAATTGGTTTTACGTGTACCAAATAATGCTTCTGGATTGTTTAGTAGGGCATACAACGATGGAGCTATTGCTGTTGGTAGTACTTCACCTGAGTCATAGTGCATTATGTCTACAGCTTCAATGTCTTGGTAGGCTGTACCATCATATACAAAATGTACTTCTGTGTAAGCTATACGTGTACCCCAAGCAACCTGTTCTACGAATGTGCGTTGCACCCCTGCAAAGTCCTCAACAGCTTGTGTAAACTTATATATTGCGTATATATGATTTGTGTAAGTATCAATATCTACAGCTACACATTCAAATGATTCTGGTGGATATGAGTAACCTTCTGCATCTACAAAACCTTCCGGTGTGTATTTATTCCATGATGCTGTAGTACCTGTTTGCCAGTACATTTCTCCACCAGCTACACAAGCAAACATGTTACTCTTAATAATTAGGTCTGTTACGTGTAAATCTTCTAATCCCGTTGAAAAATCTTCCCAAGTACTTCCTAAAATTTCCTTACGCCATACACCATTGGTATCATGTCCTGTGTAAACCCAATCACTAAATCCAAAGTAACCAAGTAGTCTAGGACAGCGTTCATCTATTGAAAGTGTAGTTATGTAACCCTTATTACTAGCCTCAGACTGAATACTTGTTACTAGTCCTTTTCCAGTCCATTGACGACAACTTACGTGTACTAAATCACCTAACTCGACATCATAACCTCCCGCGAGCTTGACTACTTTCTCATTTTTCAAATGAGCAAACTCGTCTAACATTTTATAGGCTATACTGTAAGCTGCTGAAATTGAATGTATATTACTATTAGCGTATAAGATTGGTCTACGATCCTTTGGGCCTCTATCCCAAGGTGTAGTTACATGTGCTTTTGCAAGCACCCAACTTTGATCTTTTTGAGCATTACCCCAAACATGAGCCTCATTACGTAAAAAGCTATCATCGATGTATTGGTCGAATTGTAATATTTTGCTTTCGTTGACACTTAAATCTGTACTCCCATAGTTTTTGTCCAAATCACCTATGATCATAGTACCATCATTATCGAAATAAAAGTACCAACCTGTGTATTGACACATCTGCATTATCACATCATAGGCAGATGCCACACCTATACTTGTGTTTTCACTAACAAGTACGCCACTCCCGGCAGCTGTATACGATACGGTTACTCCTGCCTCAGCACAAAACTTATCAATCCAAGTCTTAGTATATGATGGATAATCAATATAGTAGGATTCTGTAATAAAGTAATCTGTCAATCTTACACTTTCATCTTGACATTCTACTATCGTTTCACCACGTTCATTACGACTAATATCCAACGCTCTAAACTTACCATGCTGTACACCTTCTTCGTACAGCTTGATAACATCCCAAACATTAATTGAAGGTGCATGTGGTGTATCCAAAGTTAGGGTAAGCTGTGTAACTCCGGTACAAATGCTACCCTGTCTGTTGTAAGATATTACGGTATTTGTAATGTCGTTACTACCGTGTTTTATCTGAACATTAATTGTCTGTTGTGCCATTCCTATTCCTTAGCTCGTAAATCTAATGTTGTTGTGTATCCTTTGGCAGACCAGTTGTGCTCTGCATAATAAATATAAAAGTCATCATCTACTGAAATACTGTCTACTGTAGCGTGTACCGCTTCATGTGCTAGTAGTTCGTGATCTCCAACTACGGTTAGTTCTAAGCCTATAGAAAGTCTGTTTAGCAAACTTAGGTTGTACGAAGCTGCTTTATCTGCCATTGACTGACTATCTAAAATGGGCCAGTACAGCGCAGCTGACTTATAGTAACCAGCTGGTAAGTAAGGGCTTGATGCTGTGGCTGTAGCACTTGTACCCGGAGCACCGTGTACTACTACTCTGTTTCTTAAGTCTCTTTCATGTTCATAATAACGAGCATTGATGATTGTACCGCCAATACCATCTGCAAGTGTTTTCAATGCTGTATCCGCTGTATATCCCGGTTGTGAAGCTTCGGGGCTACCTGCGGCCATCCAATAGGGTTTTCTATTCTTTAGCTTGATAGTGCCAGTAGCAGGATCAGCCCACATATGCCAAGCGATAAGATCACTAACACCGTTTGCGTAGTCATAAGCTGAGATAAGTTTAACTTCGGCATAGACTCCGGCAGTAACAGCGAATGTAAAAGAAGTAGAATCAAAATCAAAACTTGTAAGTCCGGCTTCTCTAAGAACATCTTCTATCAAATCCTCCGCTGAAATGTTGGCACGCCTAAAAGGTGCATCTGGATTATCAGGAACAAAGAAATAATCTATAGCTCTTGACATAACATCGTGACAAGTAACTTGATATTCTGCGTTCGGTGAAACTTGTTCAATTTGTTTTACATAGCCTTTAAAAACATGACCGTGGTTTGTTGTATAACCTAAGTCAATATTTACTTGATCGCCAACATCTTTAGTAGTACCCAAGCATTTAATAGTAGCCGTAGATACAGACTGTTGATGCTGAGTAGCAACATTAACAGATTCTATTTGTGTAAAGCCGGGAATACTAGCATAAAGAATATCAGCCATCGTAATAAAGCTCCAAGTCTACTTGATATACAGGTGAATCTTCTGGTAAATCAGGTCTAAGAGTTTGGCATATAGAATTCACTAACTTATCTTGTACATCATTACAATAATAAGCATAAGTGCCTTCCATCGGAGTAGCTAAATCAAAAGATATTCCGGAAGTTGTCAATAAACGTATTTGTGTCATATCTGAAAAACCTACTACGTAGGCGTTTATCTTCAAAATACGCTCATCATAACCAAACTGTTGAATTACAGTACCACCACCTATAGGGTTTAGACGAGGAAGAATCTGCTTGTGTCCAGATTGATATTCCTGAACGAATATTCTATATCCAGCGTAGCTCCAATCAGGCATTTGTTATCTCTCCTAGATTACGAATCTCTTTACAGCACTGCCCGCTGTACCTTCGTATCGTACTTCATCATTCAATAGGTAAGGCTTAATAGCATTGGCTATAACTTGTCCATCAAGTTGAACGATAGTATTTGTAGTGCTTTCAATTTGTAGTTTTGTAGTAATTGTAGAATCCTCACCTTCTAAACCAAATAGAGACTTTAGTAAGTTACCTAGGTCAGTAATAATTTGACCAGCTGCATCAGCCCCCGGAAGTACAGGTGGTTCGATTGCTCCAATTGCATCGCGGCCTTGTTCAAATAGGTTTTTTAGCCAAATAGGAGGCGAAATCAAAGGAGTATCTGGAGCTTCATAACCATACATTTCGGGTGTTAGACCTCTAAATCTTTCACCCTCAGATGGATAGTCATATTTAGATGTTGCAGGTGTAGGAGGCCCTAATGGTTTACCAAAGAATCCTTCTGGTACAGGAGGCCCAAGTTGCTCAGGTAATTCGTATCTTGGATATTCTGCTAAGAATTTCTCTTTTCTAGCTTCTATTTCGGCTTCGGATAGAGGGAAGTTACCAGCACCCAATCCTTCTAATAATCCTGCTCCACCGCCTCCACCTTGATTTACAAAGCCCTCTCTATAGCCTGTAAATGGTACGTAGAAACTAGCGTCTGTGGGTAGGTTATAGATACCATCAAGTTCTTTCTTATTTACATCAATCAATTCCTGCATAGCGATGTTCAACAAAGTTAGGTCTGCTGTGATAGGCATAGCAATGTAATCAGTAAACAGAGCTGCGAAAGTTTCCTCATCAGGTGAGTAACCAGCCTGACCAGTGATATTTACCAACTGTTGATAACGTGCCATAACCGAAGGTAGTTGACTTGATGGGATATCAAATGATTGCAATCCCCTTCTATCAGCAGGTTTGTTTTCTTCGATTATACCTTGTTCTATAAGTTCACTAGCTGCTTGCTGAATTAGTGCTTGGTTGAAGCCTTCTACGTACTTCATACCACCATCTTGACCAGCCTTTAGCATGAACGGTGCTAGTGTATCTTCTAAGTCTGCTTCTGTAAAGTCAGTTAGAATACCCTCTGACCAGAACCCTTCCCAAAATCTATCTTGGATAGACTCAGCATATTGTAGAATAACGTCAAAATCTTCTTCATTTACATCAAGATTTACGATACCCGGAATATCAATACGTGCTTGGTTTAGTTCTCTAGTTTGTGTAAGTAGGGATGTAACAGCACCTTGAGCAATTTCGGCAGCTTCCTGCATAGCCACTGCTCTAGATACTATTCTTCTTTCATCTACATCTGTAGTACTTGGGTCATCAAAACCTAAGATAACTTGGTCTGTACCAGCTGCATCAGCAGCTTCTATAGCGTTTCTAATACCTGCAATCTCTTGTGCTGTGGCATTCAAGTACTGTATCTGTTCTGTAGAACCATTAACGATGATGTTAGTCATGTACTCAAAAGCGTCTGTCACACCTGTTACTTCGTCAGATGCATTGATTAATTCTTCACCAAAGGTTACAAAGTACTTAGTTAGAATAGATTGTAGGTTAGGAATCTTATCTAAAGCGTCTCTCAAGTCCTTATCTGAAATCTCGCCAGCAATAGCACCCGCACGGAATATCTCAGCCTGTGTTAGTTCTAAGTCTGTTAGGAAGTCTCTATATTCTTTTAGTAACTGTTCCTGTTCATCTGTTACAGCGAACTTGAAAGCTCCGGGCTTTACTTCCCCGGCTGTCTGTCCTCGTAGAGCTTGTTGGGCTATTTGTAGTTCGTACACACTTCCAGCCGCGGCACTGATATCACCAAATGCCCCACGTCCAGATAGGGCTAATGTCTCTGCTGTAATTCTAGCGTTAGGTGCAGTAGCAGGTAGTGTACCTAGAGCCTGTCCAGCACCGTAACCTAGATTTAGTACACCAGCACCTAAGTTAGCGAAGAACTTACCAATAGCTGTGCTTCCACCACCGTACTGCTTGAATACTTCTTCGGTAGCTGCTGATAGGTCTGCCCCTGTCTTTTCAGGGTCTATGATGTCTTTACCACCTTCGTCAAAGATATCTTGGAAGAATCTAGTGAACTCTGCTTTATATCCGAATGTGGCGTTAGCAAAAGCTTCACCAGCTGCTGTACCAATTACAATACCTACAGGTGAACCACCTGTTAGTAAACCACCAATGATACCACCAACCACTGAACCAGCTGCCCCTTCTACGTTACCTTGCTGAATATCTCTACCTGCTGAATATAGAGTAAAACCACCAGCCAATGCTTGTCCAGCTAATGAACCAGCATTTCTACCGTAACCCGGCCCAAGTAGCCTATTAGATACTCTTGTACCTAAACCAACCTGTGCTCCGGGTGCAGCTGTCAAACCTTGTGAAGCTGCTAGAAGTCTTTGATCTTCTAAGGATATATCACCACGTCCTGTAAATCTGTTGATAGTTTGTCCAATACCACCAATTAGGTTTGTAGCAAATAGTCCTCTTGTTTCCTTAGATGTAGCTGCAAATACTAAAGCCATACCTGCAAGAATTGGTGTAATGTCTCCCAAGTTCTTTACAAGTGTTGACGTTGCATCTACCATCTTTGTGAATATGTCAAGCACAGTACCAGCAGCTTCAAGTACACCACCCTCAGCACCCATTGTACGGGCTAACTTTTGGAAGGAGTTATTTAGCTTAGTTAGTGCTGTCTGTACTGTATCCAATTGGATAGCCAAAGCTCTTTGTGCGTCTCCATTCGCCTGAGCTGATATTGCAGCTACTTCCTGTGCTCTGCCCAAGTTCTTGATTGTTGTGGCAACCTGCGCCTCACGACGAGCACCACCACCAATAGCCCTTGAGATTTTATTCAATTCAGATTCCGTAATAATCCCCTGCTCAAACAATGCTGAAATTTCCTTCATTACGTCAAGGAAACCTCTAGTTTCTCCTGTTTTATCAGTTACAGCAATACCAAACTTTGTTAGTTCTTTTACGGCTGTATCTGTAGTGAAACCAGATATAAAAGCACGGATAGCGTTACCAGATTCGGTAGCTGATAACGTTGTAGACTCAGCTAGGGTGGCTATTATACCATTTAGTTCATCCCATTCTAAGCCAGCGTTAGACGCAGAAGTAGCCGTAATCGCAAAGGATTCGGCTAATGTTTCAATACCTACATTAGCTTGTCTAGATACGGCAACCCACTTATCTAGTAGTACATAGCCTTCATCAAAGCCTAAACCTGCCTGTCTTAAAGCACCTGTCAAAGTATCCATAGCTTGTGCTGTTGATAAGCTAGATAGCTTAGACAATGTAAGTGCGTCTGTTAATAATGCTTGTGCTTGAGCTGCTCTTTCTGTCTCATTAGTGATGTTACCAGTAGCACGATACGCCTGTACATAACCATCAAGAACACCATCAATACTTTCACCTGTAGCAGCTGCCGCGTCCGCAGCTGCATTGAATACCTGTGTTAGATTTGTGTGTTCTTCGCCTAGGATAACCGCGATACTTGCTAACTTAGATTCGTTGTCGATTGCTATTTGTAGTAGTTCACCCAATTTACGGATAGAACCCCATACCAAAAGTGTCGCAGTTGACCACTTAATCATTTCACCAACATTACGGCGAATAGCACTAAAGAATGTACGGAACTGTTTCTGTGTACTTGTAAATACGTTTCCAGCTTGGTCTACAGTTAAAACCAATTTACGCATAACCCCGTTAGCACCTTGAGCTTCGTATTGAAGTTGCTTATATGAGTTTGCGTATTCTGTGATTCGCTTAATATTTTCTGGACTAAACTGATACTGTCCAGCTGTTTGCCCGATGTTTGTTACAGCCTGTCTAGAGAATATTTTATCTAAGTCGGCTTGTGTATATCTAGGAGCTGCTTGCTCTGCTCCTCCACCACCAGCGGTTTTACCTCCGGGGCGTGCAAAGCCTTCCGCATCTATAGTGCGGCTCATTTCTCCTAACTTAGTAACAGCTTCTTTCTTCTTTCTGGATAGGTCTTTAGTAGCTTGTGTATCTTCTTGCCAAGCACGTAACTGATCTTCTGATTCTATACGTAGCTTATTTAGTTGACTTTCTAGAGTTTGTTCAGCAGCTGCTTGCCTTTCGGCAGCTGCCACCTTCCTAGCATTTATCTGCTGTTCGCTGAATAGAATACCAGAAGCCTCTTCTTGAGCTTGAGCTAGACGAGCACTAGCCGCATTTAACTGTGTTGTTTGTTTCTGTAGTAATGCTACCTCAGCCTCTAGCCTTCCGTACTCTCTTAGAATACCCTCAACTTTAGGCGTTACTTCACTACCAACAATAGCCCTATTACCTACAGGTGCACCCGCAGGACTTAAACCAGAAGAAAGCGTTTGCTGTGTTACACGCTCTACGCTTACAGGTGAAGCTACACCACCACCCTTAGTGCTAGTTCTAATGACATTTGCTAACGCTTTCTCCAAAAGGTTCATTTGGGTAGTAGCGTCCTTAGCTTGTCTGCTTAGATTAGCTAACTCTCGCTCTATGTAACTTAGATTCTGTGGCATTATTCTATCTCATGCTCCATAATTACTACTTCTGCCGTTTCCTCTTTCTTTCGATTAAATACTTTATCGATCCATTCCTCGATCTGCTCCGGTGGCTTATCCCATATCATCCACTCAGGAGGACGTTTTTCCTTCGGCAGTTGGTTTAGATTATCTATTTGTATACGTTTCTTTATGACGAAAGAGATAGTATAGGGTATATCTCGAAGTTCGCTCAATTTTTTATCTAGGGGTATCTGTAATGCTTTAGATAACGTCCATAAACTTACTATTGCATTACTTCTGGCGATTTTTTTAAGTTATCAATATCTATAGTAAGAGTACCATAGAATGTAGCTAGGACTTCTTTGACACTCGTTGGTAAATTATCAAATGCGTCAAAGCTGCTAAATAATCGTTCTGTGTAATCCGGGTCTTTATAGCAAGCAAAGTAAACGGTCATGTCTTGGAAAGATTTGTACATTTCTGTTTCACAAAGCTGTCTAAGCAACAAGTCAAAATACATTTGCTTTAGACCTTCAATAGATACGCCAGCTAAGTTTTTGCGTTCCCTATTAATCTCTTTTTCTAAGATTTCGTTTGTCCTTTCCTCGACGTATTTTGGAAAACCATCTATGATAGCTTGGTATTGTTCTTGTTCTTCTAGAGAGGCATCCGAAGCTGGTTCTTTAGGATATTTAATATCCATGTTCTCGTATGCCCTATCTGTAAGTTCCTTGATGTTCAAAGCCAATAGAATTTCAATAACTTTGTCTTTATCAGTTTCGTCCAGTTCGGGTATCATAGCAATACGCTCATCAGAGTTTTCATCCTTAAGCTTCTTGCGTAGGTCTGCACTTTGTCTTAGAGCATATACCCTAGCCCTGTTGGTTTCCGAGTCACCTATGATACGCATCCAAACTGTGATGGTCTTTCCACTAGGGGTTTGTAATTCCATACTATCACCCCACTGGAATAACTTACTAATATCTACGTCGTTCTTTTCAATATCATTCATTTTACCTCTCCATTTAAGTAAAAAGGAGTCTGAACAGATTAGCTATCGCTTTTTCTATCAGACCCCTTATATTCTAACTAATCCTTTACCGTATGATCTTATTTATTCAGTTGTCTTTAGGTTTATCTAGCACCAGAGTAGATTACTACACTAGCGTCTGTTGATTGCCAGTTGAATGTTTGAACGGCGTTCTCGTTCACGTTGTGAGTGAATGAGTCACCAACAATACGTACTGATTGCACGTACACGGTCTTAAGTACTGTTGAAGTGTCGCATGGATCGTACAGCTTAATTTCAAGAGCAAGACCAGAAACAGCACAGCTACCAGCCAGCTCGAATTCTGTCTGACCAGATACATCTTGCCCTGTTACAAGCAAGTCGATCAAATCAGTATCAGTATCCAAAACTGTCACAGTACCTTCAACTGTCGGTACTTGGCTTTGGTAGCCAACAATGTTCTGATTGTACATTTCCCTTACGGGCTGAACATTCAGTGTACCGTTGATTGTAACCGACTGTACTCTTTCTTGGCTGTTTACACCGATAAGTACTTGTACGTCTTTACCACGAATAGCAACTGCTGATTCTGTGTCGCTAATATCTGACCACTCACCACCAGCAAACGCCACTTGATATACAGCAATTACTTGAGCTGTACGTGTGTCGCCAGTTGTTAGAGTTGTACCAGATACGCTATACTCACCCGTTGCCGGGCCAGCTGCAACTTCTGTTAGATAACTACCATCAAGGACTACTGTCAATAGTTCATTACCGTTAAGCAATGTGACAGGTGTCTCACTTAGAGTGAATGATGTAGTACCTGTAGTGAATTTGTCAACAACAACTTGGTTCTTGAACCAACGCTTTTCTGAACCCACCGCTGTATATTCCTCAGTAGATTCACCGTCTACAGAATAGTTATACGTAAAGTCACGAATCTGTAAACGTCTAGCGTGAGCTGACTTAGCGTAATTAGCTAGGTTAGCATCCTTCACATAAAATATAGCATCAATCTCACCAAGATCACCAATGTCTACACCAGCACCCGGATATGCATCTGGATCGTTACCTGTTAGGGTAGCGAAGATATTAATACCTACATCGAATGCAGAGAAAGTCAAAGTAATAGCTGGAATGTCGGTAACTGTACCAACATGGTTAGCGTTACCTAACTCATCGATCTGTGTTGTAGGAATATCGGTGTTCATACTTAATCGCTGGATTCTTGAAGCAAAGAATGAGTCGAACGGCCCAACAATTCTAAGCTGTAGTTCCTTAGATGCGATTGCTAATCTTTTAGCCATTTATATATTCCTCCTATATTAGTGAATACTCAGCTGTGAATGTTACCACAGCCCTGTAATAAAGCTTAGTTACCAGTTCAGGCATAACCTTTATTGGAATTAGTTGTATATTTCTAGGAAGCAAGTTGCCTAGCTGTGTCGGTGTAACATCAGGTGGAAAACCTTCATCGTAGTCATATACGGGAATGCTATCTTGTAATGTTTCTAATAATCGATAGCCTATTTCATCACGTTGGGATTTATTCTTAGCATTGATATCTAATACCCAAAGTCTATGAAACATTTGATTTTTATTCCCCATTTCATAAGGTAGTGGACGTATATTTTGATAGTCTACCACCACAGAGGGGATTACCAAGCCTGTCTCTGGATAACCATCGTTCACTGTTATGTACGATGCATCCGAAAACAAATCTACCAGCCAATAATAAACACTCAGGTCTTTCTTACGTTCAATGTGCATGATACCTCATTAGTTCTTTGAAAGTGAGTAACGTCTAGCAATCTTACCTTTAGATGTAACATATAAGTCATATACTTTTCCATCTTGTTCTATCGTACCTAGAGCTGTATTTGTAGGTTTCAGCTGTTCCTCTCTTTCTATTTGTTCAACAATAGCAGGTTCTAATACGCTTGCTAAATTATCAAAATCATCAAATTGCTTTAATCCGTAGTCGTCGGCTAACTTATCAGCGTACCAATCTTCCCATTCTTGTAGAGATTCTTGATAAATTTGATCAAAAATTTCTTTTATCTGAACTTCTACCTTCTCTACAAAGTACCTCCCTGAAAATTCAGGATACGGCTCTCCTGTTGATCCCTGAAAAGCGTTTTTATTTCCATAATTTATCAAATACCACCAAGGGGCTGTACCCGCAGGTACTAGATTTATACGTGTTCTTACTGTCTTTTCCCACTTACCTCTATAGCTATGAGTAATATCTATATTTCTGGTTTTTGAACCTCTACCATAGCCTTCTAGTACTTTGAAAACCTTTCCACCTTCCCTGTCTACACTATAGATATTTCGTTGCCAATAAATAGAACGTGATTCGGGTCGTGCTGTCATTTTGAAACCCAATACTTCTCGTGTACTTTGTACAGCAGCTGCGTAGGTTTCTATATCTCCTAAAGGTGAAAAGTCTACTTTTACTGTTACATTGCCGGGACTGTTTGGAATTATTGATAAAACTTCCTGCCAATGTAAACGAATAGCTTCTTGTGATGGTTCTAAGAACAAAGGATCATTATACTCAACAGTATCAAAGATAGCTTCCATAAAAGCGTTTGTAAGTATCAGCTCTGCCCTATCAGTAATGTAGTTGATAGCTTCTAAATGAGCTGCTTTTTCAACGGCTTTTTGTGCTTCAATTCTGTTAAGATCATCTGAGAGTTCTCGTAGTCGTTGGGACGCTGTTGAAATAGCATTTTCCACGTCCTCAAGTAGTTTAGTCTCAGCAATGTTGATGTCCGTAAACCCAAGTGTTCCATCTACCATTTACCCTCACATATTCTCTACGTCGTCCCTTCCAAAGATTGCTCTCATGATTGAACGTGTGTAGTTATTATAACTATCTAATACTTGTTTTCTAATTGCTTTAAATTCAGGCGAATCTTTTGGAATTACTTCTTCAATTTCCGTTAGAAGTATAGCCTGAAATTTTTTGTTCTTTCGTTCTATGAAATCAGTAATATCGAATAAATCTAATCCCATATGAACTTCTGTCCGATACTTTCCTTCTTCATTGTTGCTCATGTTGATTTCTCCCTTTCAATCATATCTATAAGTATTCGATTTAGTTCTTGAACTCCTCGAAGTATTCTAGATTTGATCTCCATAACCTTACCGTCTACATGTACGAAACCAGATTCTTGTGCATCATCTACTATTTCTAAATTTGTAGCGGTATATTCAATTTGTACTCTAACATCCCCATCAAACTGATAGCCCCCCGGAGGCCATTGTAAAATATCTGCCGAAGCCCAAGTCACATGTCCACTGATTGTATAACCTGAGAATACTGGTATCCAATATACACCAGAGCATGTAGGACAGAAAGAGTCTGTCGCATGGTTAGTTATTGGATCGAGAGAGCACGTAGGGCAAGCAATAGATGACGCTACTACATAAAAGTCAACGTCCCTACCTATAGCACCACGTATTGCATCAATTGTCTCTTTGGTATCCTGCGGCCATACTATATCAGTCATAAAATCTCTCTAAAAATGTTATGCCATGTGTTCGCCACAGATTTCCAAGAGTACTTCTTATCAGTGAACTTCTCAATAGCTTTAGCTTCTAACTCTGCTTTTTCTTCTGGATGATCGTACACCCATTGCAATTGTTCAGCGATAGCTTCAGGAGTTACCAACCTACCGAATGTTAATGTTTTTTCAAAACATAACTCTTGACTTGTTGGGATTAAAACGCCTACGTCGTTGAATAGTTCTTTACAAGCACTATGGTTAGGTACAACCTGTACAGAACCAGTCATTGCGTGCTCCATGTTTACTAATCCCCAACCTTCACCCAAGCTAGCGTTAATTCCAACGTCTGTAGCATTGTAAATGGTATTTAGTTGCTCGTCCGTCACTGACTGAGTATTTCTATTCATGTTAGTAACGATAAGACGTTCTTCTAAGTTGAAGTCATACTTCTTACCCAGCTTATTAGAAAGTCTTAAGATATCCCAACCAACGTCCTCAATACCTGCATGGTGATAGTATTTTACGCTTTTTGGTTTATCTTTAGCGAACTGTGCAAACCCTTCAAACGCTATATCATTTCTCTTACGAGGCTGATTTCTGTTGGCGTTTAGCACAATCCAACTTTCTAGGAACATCTTCTCAGCAGGATAAACACCCATTTTACATTCAATCTTTGGTTTATCAAACTTATAAAACGTACTGCTGTCTACACCATGAGGTACTATAGTTAGATCAAGTTCAGGGTAAACTTCTTTTACGGTATCATAGCCAAATTGGGTGTATACACAAACTTTATCAACGATATCGAAGTGCTCAAACCATGACCTATCGGGCATAGTAGAATCCATCGGCATGTATGTAACAATCTTTGGTATCTTTCCTTTGAAGTGATTCTTGATTTCTTTCAGATATTCATTAATAATCCATAAGTCATTCAGGATAAAAATAATATCAAAGTCGTGCTTAGCTAGTTCTGAAATACGGTTAAAACCATAGATTTGCCCTTTTGTAGCTGCTGGAAATATCCTTACAGGGAAATCATGTGGATCACCGTAGTAGTTAATACCTAGTTGGTATAGATCGTACTGATATTTTGGTAAATTTGATTGAATTGAGTGGTTTACTCTTGAAAAACCTGTAGGTGTTACTGCGTCTCCGAACCATAAAACTTTAACCTTCTTGCTTTTCCTTGCCATTATGTGACCTCCTTATAACTACAACTTTGAACCTCTTTCATATTGATTGTCTATGTAGCCCGGTGTACTGGCTTTCTTGGCTTGTGCCAATCTCTTTTGCGGTGGCTTTAGAATACTTTCTAAAGTTTCCCAATCTTTCAATAACGATTGCGTTCTAGCCCTGTTTCCCTCTATGTTAGAGTAGGCTATCTCAGCATCCCTCCAACTGCCAGCAGACCAAGCACTTTCTTGCAGAGAACCTTCTTTGATTATTATGGAAGCCATAAGAACTATTGGATGCTCGTCTCCATACTCTATTATAGGCGGTGACGCAAACAAAAATGTTACGTTTGGGTTTCTTGAAGCATTATAATCAGTATCAATCAAATACTTGTAGTTCCACCAACGCATAAGAGCTTTAACAGACATAACTAAGGAAGTACGTAACCATGCATCCGTATAACGATACGGTTCACTAGTATCTCCCAAGTGTAACCTTAAGTCTGTAATAAGATAATCTAAGTTAGTCTCTGTATCTATAGCCATTATGCTACGCTGACTCCTTGTAGTTCCGCTAATCTTTGACGAATATGATTGATTTTCTTTTCTGACATTTCCTCATCCTCAGCAATACTTAACAAACGCTGTACGGGGGCTTCGGAATCCATTTTTTCTAACGCATTTGATAGCGTGAAAAAAGGTGCTGTCAAAATTTCATAGAGTTCCTCATCGGTCTTTACATTGTACTCATTTACCGTCTTAACAATAGGCTTGCTTACACGGTCATACGGTACAATTACGCCCTGCTTAATTAGAGTTTCATTTATACGCTGGAAGAACATATCTTGCTCTAGTGTCCATACATCAATAAAGCAACCTTCTTCATTCTTACCGGGGTTGCCTTCAAGTATTATCTCCTCGGGATTCTCCGAGAAGGGGTTAATAACCTTTACCGAAGCTTTCCCCAAGATAACTTTCTTATATGTAGCGTAAGGATTGTCACTCTGCATAGCAGAATACATCTGTGAATCTTTATTCATTTTATACCTCTCCTATTAGAATTGGGGAGGGGGCATGAGTTCCCCTGACCCCCTCCCATAACTAAGTGTTAGTCCGTAACTTGAAGCACGTAGATACCCTGAGCACGGTCGATGATCAAACCGAACTGCTGATATAGTTCCAAGAACCACTGTGGAGGAGTTGGCTCCATGTCAGTCCATTGCTTTCTCTTTACATCACCGTAAGTGATAAACTCACCTACGTTGTGACCAATAACCAAAATTCTGTTATTAGGCAGAATCAACTCGTTATAGTCAACAGGGTTGTCATATGATTGTTCAAGTGAGATAAGTGGCGCACCGTAGTACTTACCAAGCATACCACGCTGAACAATTTCTTCTAGCTGTGAGTTAACACCGGCCCACTGTGCATCTGTACCAACAGTATTACCATCGTTCCAGAACGCACCAAACTTTGTGATAGGTGTCATAGCTGCACGAGTACCAACAACAGCCTTCACACCACCAGAATTTTGATTGATTTCGTCAATCGCATCTTCTAGGGCTGACGCTGTGATTGAACCACCCACGTTAGTAAAGTTAGAAGGAGTGTTGCCCGCTGTCCACACACTAGTTAATAGCGTGTAAACCTTGTTCAAATAATAATCTGACAAGTAGGCATACATTTCCTTACGGATTTCTTCGACAGAACCGATTTGCCCTGATTCTAGCTCCCACTCGTTGAAAGTCACCTTAACGTCAGCACCGTCCAACACGTAGTTGATACGATCCTGTACAGTGATTTCACTAGCAAGATGAATAGAACCCGGAACTAATGTACGTACATCGATCCCTTTACGAATCTTTTTAACTAGCAGATCACCCGGCTGTAAGGCACGAGTATTTAGCAACATACTGATAAAGTTCACACCGATATGATTCGGCTGAACAAATTCAGTAATCATTTCCGCTAAAGCTTCTCGACCTTGTGGCGTATTATCCTTTAATAGAGCTGCTACAGCTTCATTAATTCTCTTTTCATCCATCGTATTAAGTTCCTCCTGTTATATATTACCAATTAATACGGAAAGTCAACGCCCAATCTGCAACGCTGAAACGTTCAACTTGAGCAAACTTACCTTCGCTACCATCGGCATCTTCTTGCAACATACCTGCAACATTAGCACCGTCATCAGTCTGGTTTGCAACCTCCAACCACGTACCCGGAACTTGCAAGTTATCTGAATATACGAATGCACCGCTAGGTACAGTGAACACACCTGGCCCAAACGCTAGAGCAGGAACACCGGAAGGAATTGTTAGTCCTTCAACCATCGAACGCTGAGTCAAATGCACTTCTGCATCGAACGGAACGTTTGCGGCTTGGTCGAACCCACTACGTAGGGCAAATGAGTAGCTTGGATAAGGATTGTAGATAGGAATGCTTGAATTATCAACAGCAAATGTGATGATAAAGTGCGCTTTCTCAGCCTCTGCCGATGTCAGAGGAAGGCGTGCACCCGGAAGGTCAAGTCTACTACCAAAATCATAATCTACCGAGTTGCCACCCTCAGCATTTGAAACCAAGAGAACCATACGACCCTCTACGATTTCCTGCAAGGTTACAACACCAGTGATATCAGTATACTTATTGATTTCCATGATTTATGTTATCCTCCAATTACTTTTTTTCTTTTAATAGTCGTAGCTGTCGCCCGACTTCGGCAGGATTATCTAGGTCTGAGGCATCATCTGTATTTACAACAGCAGGTAGCCCTTCACCTTCTTTATCACCACCGTCTCCATCACCTTCTGAGTCGTCATCTTCTAAACTAGCTTCTGCAAGCTTAGCAAATGCGGTCATTTCCTGAACCATGAATTCTACAGCTTCCATAGTCATACTTAGGAAACGTTCACGATTCTCGATGTAATACTCGTCTGGTTTTTCAATACCAGCCTCAGCGAACTTAGCACGAACCGAAGCCAACTGTTCAGCTTCTGCATCTTCTTTTTCGATCTGTGCTTTGAATTCTCGAAGGCTAGTTAGTTCTTCCTCAACAGCTGCAAAACCTTCATCCTTTTCTTGAAGCTGACCTTCTAGCTCCTTGATACGGTCTTGGGCTTCCTGCAACTGAGATTTCAAAACATCAAGTTCTTCCATTGTATTATTTTCCTCCATACTAGAATCTGTTTCTGTTGGTTCGGTCACTTCGATTACTTCTTTAGCTGCGACCGCAATAACGGGAGTTCTCCCTTCAAAAGCAGGTCGTCTAACCAACGTAGCCGCACGGAGTATTGTACCAATTAAGTCTTTTACTCCATTTTCTCTGAGTACCTCTTCCATGTAGGGAACTTCCCAAGAAATTTGAGGAGGCGATCCAGATTCAAATTCATTTATAATTAAATCGATGTCCTCTGGTCTTTCCTTAGACCAAAGAGCTGCCAATCCCTCAATCTTGTTAGCAACCTTCTTTAAGTGTGTAATAACACCAACTGGAAAGGAGTTTTCGTGTCCGTCTGCAATGTCTCCAGCTGCCATTTTGATAGGCATATTAATGCCACTTTTAATAAGGTTATCAAATTCTTCTTGGGGGATTCTTTGTTTGTTAGCATTTGGCTGGTCATCGGTCAAGATAAACTTTAGCCAACGTAACGTAGGGTTAAGAGTTACAGACGCAAAAGCGTCCTTTTCGTCTAGACCCGCTTCCTTGATAAGAAAAATATTAGTCTCTGTCATAAAGTACCTCACGTCAAAATAGAGACATACGGTAAAGGACGTAATCTCCTATTATTAATTATACCACATTTTCGATAAATTTTGTCAAAATTGATATAAAAAACAACAGATTATGCACTTTCCTTGTCCGAATCACTATTTTTCTGATCTCCGTCAGTACCACCGCCATCACGTCCTGCTGGATTTGTGAATGGTTGCTGAGGAAATTCTTCAAGATCAGATGCGTCTAATTGTTCCTTTTCTCTCTCCCTACGCTCAAACTCATCTTGGTAATTCATACCGAACTGTTCAACAAATGTTTCCTTAGAAATGTTACCAGTTTCATATAGCTTAATCATAGCGTCTACAAAGTAACGGAAGCTAGATAGGTTAATTGGCTTGAATCTCAAAGTAGTAGAACCTTTCATTCCATTATTTTCTAGCGTATCCGCAACTACCTTGTTCAAAACTTGGATAATCTTACGTCTGTAGGATTCCATAGTCTCCACAGGGCTTAACATAGCATATTCAGCATCGGATGCGGATGAACGTTCTGTTTCACCAGTAGCTAAGATAGCAGGAAAACCTAGACCATAGAAGATATCACGATTTACTTCCTTATATTTAGTATCATCTAACAATGCTTCTGTATCAGGAAATACCCATGTTATATCTAGGGTGTGGTTAGAGAATAATTGGAAAATACGTTCAACGTCAATGTTTCCGGTGTTACGCCAATACATTTGATCTTTGATATCCTGCAATTGTTCTTCATCATCTTCTGTTAGTGGATACTCGTCATTACCAAGTTTAATTAGCTGGATAGCTGAAATAACCCTTGATGCAATCGAGTAGTCCATCCTACGAATGTTTCTCTTGTGCTTCATAGCCTCGATTGATGCGTACAGATATGGAATTGGATAGGGCGAGTCACTAACTACCTTACGACGAATAACAGTAGGATTTTCCAGTTTGAAGAATAGCTGTCCTCTACGTACAGCGTCAACAAACTGCGGGTAGGCTGTTAAAAGATAACGATAAAGTTCCTTATCTTCCATTAAATTATCATAGCTACCCTTTGAAGTAATGAAGTCAACCAGTTTATCGGGTATCTTGATAAAATACGATTGCTTATCTGACAGACCCGGACTTTTAACAATCAGGGTTGCTGGATCACGTACCCACATAGAAGTAGGTAATGTGAGGGCAGAGTATTTTTTGATATTGAACCCGGCTTCATCTAATTCTGCTTTGCTGACAGTAGTGAACTTTACTTCTGGAATTACCAAACCAGAAATAAGGTATTCCATTGCCATAGCCTCAGCAAAGTCCAGAAGCTTAGGTAGCATACCTGTAATTAGGTTTTCCTCATTATTATTCAATTCAGAACGCTCAAAATCGATATCGGTAATACCAATATCAATCATCTTGTTGATAACGGTGGACGCAATAGGATCACGCTTATAAAAGAATCTACAAGCAAATACGATCTTCTTGAACTCCTCTATATCAACGATTTCAAGCTTATCTACTTGGTCTGCCATCCATGGATTCTGCATTGAAATGTTGTTTCGTGTGTTCATGAAGGCAGCTTTGGCTAGCTTTGATTGTTTTGTTATTTCATCTGTCATATTATATCCACCTTGCTTTCAGCAATTTCTTTGTTTTGGTGTTGAGAACCAAACTTTCATTTTCTAAATAATAAGCCATTCCTGCACATAACATAGCTGCTGTAAAGTGATCTTCCCCTCTTTGTCCACCCTGCGGAGTCATTGTTTTGTACACAATATCCCCTGTTACAGTTTTAGTATAAGTCATACGTTCAAGTTCGGCAATCAACTCCATATCAGTTGAAGAATACACTATTCTATGATTGTTAGAATAGGTTTGTAATACAGAAACAGAGAACGGTTTTGTTTTCTGCTTTAGCTCCTCTCCATCGGAGTCTACACCGATTACTACCATTGACGAGAAGTTTATAGGAATAAGTCTATCCTTGTACTTCTTACGTTTATAGGCATCCCCTTCCAACAGCGTTTGCGACACGGCTAAACCGGACGAACCAACATCAAGACCAATTATAGACGGATTAAATTTAGTATCTACCCAATCTATGATTTTCTCTTGAATTGGATAGGCTACCTTGTTTAGCTGTATTCTAGCATGGAATTTCAAAATTCCATTTCCACGGTCATACAGAATAACAATAGCTGTTGGATCGGTATATCCCAAGTCTATTCCTACAAGTACTTTGGCATTCTTATATTCAAGATTAGGAAGAAATGATAATTTGGTCTGATATTCTGCTAAGTTTCCTTGAATTTTGATACCATCTAGTACCAGCTTGTGTACTGGATAACCCTCTATTTGAAACAGCTGTCTGTCGAACACGGCAAAGATTGGTGCTCCGTGTTGTCCAAGAACAAGATGTATAAAGTCATCGCTTTCTTTACTGCCGTACTGCTCAACGGCACGATCTTCATCTTCTTGTGTAAACCGTGGATTGTCATATGCAGACAAACGATGCTTTGTATAGTTAGAGTTTTCCATATCGGCATGATACAGAACATTATTTTCTCTTAAGCCTGTCGGCACTCCTGCTACACCCAATCTAAAACCGGGTGTGAAAGTGTTCATGGTAGGTTGTTGCTCTACCCAAGTACCCCAAGGATAATACCCGCCTTCGTCTACTAATGTAAAAGGTGTGTGCAAACCGATAACGTTAGCACCTGTACCTGTCTGACCAGCGATACGACATAAAAGTACCGCTCCATTCAGCAAAGTAACCGTATTTGTAGATTGGTTAATACCCTTTGCTGACGCTATAAACTGTTTCATGAAGGTGTTACCACGTAACATCCTCACTAGACCCGTAAACACAGGTTCAAGGTGTACCTTGTTAGGTACTGAGTAAACTATATAATCGCCGGGGAATAAATTAAATACCAATACCCACAGCAATAGATTTACAAAACTTACGGTCTTTCCTGTAGCTCGGGCTGTACAAACTGAAACGTGCGTATTGAAGTCGCATAGAATTTCTTTCTGATAGATTGTAAATTCAAATGATTCTTCCCACTCAGCTTTGTCGTAATTTTGAATAAATTCCCCACACAGTACTGGATTACGCATAATCTCATAGAAGTATAAATCATCTACTTGATTAACTTTTTCGACTAATGCCAATTATCTACCTCCACGCCAGAATCGGGTAATAGCCTCCTCTTGATCTCTACTATCGATCTTCAAACTACCTTCTAGCGTTATATTTTTAGTTAGGGGGTATGTACCACCGTTAAACGGTATTGTCCACTTTTCTTTAGCAAAATCTCCACCCCATTTGCTGATATAAAAACGTCTGTTATTATCAAAGTACCTATTGTTAGAACCCCCTGAACCTTGGTGTATAGTCCTACTCCAAAAGTGGAAATATTGTGAATTGCCCAATGCACAGGTTTTTAATCCAGCATTAACCCCACGTCTTGCGTAGTCATTGTCCGAATAATAGGCAGGATAAAAATTAACATCAATGTATCCGATAGCCTCCATTACAGAAGGTTTGTACAAACACAAATTATGCACATCTTTAATAACATTGGGTTCTAGTCGTTCTTCTTTATTCTGCCAATCCGTATGAATTTCCCAAGGAGCTACTTCACCAAACTTATGAAACCTGAGTTTAGCATCGGGGCTAAATTGATCTCTAGTCTGTGGATACATATCAACCAAAGCACGCACATCAAATTGAGAAGAACTAATCCATTGCCAGTCGGATGTATCTGCTTTATTAATAAGCGCATCAATAGCATAGGGATAGGCTACAATATCATTTCCACATATAATCAAGTTGTCGAAATTATGTGATTTCCAAGCAAAGTCATAAATATCATTTAGACCCGCAGGAAAGCCGATATTTGTTTCGTGTTCTGTGTAGGCAATATTATCTTTGTTCAACCAATCGATTGTTTCAAAGTCATTGGGCTTGCCCACAACCACGAAAAAACTAATATCATTCTCTGTTGTTTTTCTAATTGATTCTACAGTAAGTTTACTGAAATCAACATTTCCGAACGTTACCATGCCAATAAGTGTTTTACTCATTAAACTTCCCTCACAAATTCTAATATATTTTCTACTATTTGTTTATCGTTTAGATATGGCGACCAATACTTTTTAGCTTGTACTGGTTGGTCGAGTATAAAGTAAGCTGCTTGTCGTTGATAAGTAAAAGATAGAAACTTAAAATCAGGATTTAGCCAATTGTCTCTAACTTGAGTATAAACGTGCGGCCCACTATTTCTACCAATACTACCGTCAGAAAATCTACTTAGATAAGATAGTTCAGGTAAATCAAAACCATCTTTACTTTGTATAATTTCATCCAAAACCCAAACATTAGTATTCATAATACCATGACGCTGAGTTGTAACAAAAAAATCATTTGGTACTTCTTGAGCTACTTTGCTGATGATTGGATTGAAATCAAAGTTTTTGGCTTGATTGGATTGTACATTTCCATTATCTATTAGCCAAATTTTACGGTGCTTAGCTTCTGAACGTAACCAAAAATCTACATGTTCGCAATCAGGATATAAATTGTAATTTAGATTAGGCACATATTCTATAATTGGTTTGATTAAAGGGCGCAACCCAATACTATTAAGCATGTGGTTGTGCATCCTCCAAAGTTGCTCTACAACTACACCAATACCGGGAAGTACGTAACGTCCATCCCTACCTAACCATGTATTAATAAACACGGAGCTTGTGTTGTTATTAAAGTGAATTGCTCTCATGGCGTGCATTTCTTCCGTAACATTCATAGAAGTTACATTTGAAAGTTCACGCACAATCTTAGGATTTTTACCATGGGCATAAAAATAATTGCGTTCTCCTAAAATTTCCATCCATTCTTTTACAAATTCTAATGATTCAAAAATATCTCCATTCCCATAGTGATTGTAAAAATATACATTCTCTACGCCATCAGTCTTTTTTCCCATGCCTTAAACTCCTCTATTTGTTGCTCACTATAAAAGTAACGACAATATTCACTACCAAAGATAGTATCCAATTCAGTGTCGCTAAAGTTCAATGAATTCCTTACCTGTACTCTTTCGGGTAATTTCTTAGATACCCTACTTGTCATAACCTTAAAATTGGGTGTTAGGTATACACGCAAAAATGAACCTAAACTATTGATATTTTCTATTGAAAAATGTACCAATGACATATCATATTCAGATATAATACCATAGCCCCTTTCTTTTACAAAACCATACTTTAAAATATCAATGCCTGTAGCAATCTTTAAGCCAGCAAAGAATTGATTTTCATCTATTTCTGTTTGAGTGTCTTTACTAAATAATGAATAGTCGCCCAAACAATAAGAGCGTATTTCATTTATTTGTTGCGCCACAGATTTTCCAGTTGCCTTATTATAGAAATAATATTGACTAACTTTTCTATTTATTGGATTACGATAGGGTACAAATACGTTATGAGCATGTTTTATTAAGCATTCCGCATTTATTGATGGGTTGTGAAAAACCCTAAGTAGTGTGTAATCTGAATGAAATTTAATGCATCGTAGACCAGACATATTAAGAGAATCTTGGATAGAGGTTGTTCCACTTTTAGCCATTCCCATTACTACATATTCAAAGTTGTCAATATCGCCTACGTCATTGCTTTTTATATGTGAGCGTGCCAATTCCAAAGTCCCTCCAGCTTGGTAGTGGTATAGCCGAACTGTTTCAAAAAATCTTCGTACTCTACGTGCTTTTGCTTAGAGAGAGGCCAACTAAACTCATAGACAATTCTAGGTTTGAAATCCCCAATAAGTTGTTTAGCACCCATCATTACCTCTAAATCCATGCCCTCTACATCTACCTTTAGAAAGTCTAATCCGTTTAAACCAACAAGAATATCATCTAAACGGTGAGCTATAATAGCACCATCATTTGATGGCTCGTAAATATAAGCTGCTATATTGCCGGGATCGGGTATTCTACCAGCGACTTTATTACCATTTCCAATACATAGATTATAAGTCGTAACGTTCATACAGTTGTGCAAAAGTAAGTTAGCACCAAGTAAATAATATGTTGGTTTATGCCCCTCAAAAGCATGAATATACTTACAACGTTTAGCCAAATCTACAGTATGATCCCCTACGTATGCTCCAACTTCTACAACAATCATATCTTGTGAAATTAAGTCAAAAGTAGGTTGTAGCTCGTGCTCCCAAAATTGGTCGGCTTTGATTTGATCGGATACTAAATCATTATCATCAGTTAGTAAAAACCGCCCTCTTAGTGTTTCATAAATACTATAGGTCATTTCTTAGCTAGAGCCAGTGATGCAAATGTATACTCATATACAAGTGGTTGTCTATAGGAGTAGTCCACACCACCATAGAAACTCCAACCCTTTGCCAATTTAGCAAGACGCTTTAAGCTTGCTGAATTATATGTGCGTTCATGAGCTACACTGAAAGGCTTTCCCTTTGGAGAGTAGTCAGTACTTAAAAATAGAAAAGGTGCAGGTTTAAGCAGTTTTAGGAAAAAGGTCTTTTCATCTTCATCCTTTATATGCTCAATGGTGCTCATACAAATTACAGCGTCGTATTTCGTTCTTCCCCTATACTCTAGGAAGTCTTGACAAATAAATTCGTTAGACTGTCCTAAAATTTCATTTTGTTTTGCAACTGTAGATTCACCACTTGGGTCGGGGTCAATCTGTGTAACATGAATCCCATAATGAGATAAAACTGGTGCAAGTAATGAACCGCCACCGCCCACATCCAAAATCTTTTCAGCCCCTATTTCCAATAATAACTTAAGGGCTAATCCGTATTCCCATTTACGCATAGGGTGTTCGTACCGATAGTTCGGGTGTATCCTTTGCATAAAAGGTTCAATTAATTGGTGCTCAGAAAATGTATTAAAATCTTCTAGTGTTAAGCACTTTGAATAAGTATATGACATTAACTTCCTCCTTTGTCTTTATCGTGATAGGTGTAGTAAGTCTTATCCCCACCCATCGTAATACTACCTTCTCCCAACACTCCATCAATAGCCTTTATTAGTTGCGAACGAATAGCGTTCTGTGCCTGTGCTCTAATAGCTGCATCTAAACGTTTTTCTTCTGATAAATTGGGATTCATAATATCTTCTTGTGCAAACCAGCACCGAAGATTGGTAGTAATAAGTTGGTCGATTAGAAAACCGATGCTCTTTGTTCTAATATCCATGAATAACCATCCTCCTCATAGTGTATTGTAAAGCTAGGCAGAGGCGTTATTATGATACCACCATTTTCTAAATACTCATGTAAGTTAGCTTTAACGCCAGTGATGAAGTGCCAAGGCAAAAGAAGTAATTGGTCAGGTTGCATCGCTAAACCTTCTTCTTCTGAAATGATAGGAATATCACTTCCGATAGTACGCAAACCAAACTTATCTTCGTTTACTTCTAAAGCGTAAGGCAAATCTTCTTTGGTTAAGCCCCATGCCTGTAATAGTGTGTTGCCCTTTGTACTCGCACCCAAAACAAATGTAGTCTTTCCAGCTGCTTTTGAACGGGCTAAGTAATCTTTTAATGCAATCTCAGCGTGCTTGATGCGTCTAACAAAAGAACCGAAAGGCTCTTTGAATTTCTCAAAATAAGCCTTCTCGTAGTTGAACATATCTTCAACGATTGGTTTTATTGGTTTAGCACCCTTATGGCAAACATAGACACGCAAACTACCACCATTGACATTGTTGTATTCTAAATCAAAAATATCAAGGTCATAGTAATCAAATATTTGTAGCAGGTTTACTAGCTTGTAGTACTCAAGGTGTTCGTGGCAGATATTATCAAATGCATTTATCTGCAACATTGAAAGCAAATCCGTAAACTGCACTACCCAAATACCGTCAGCTGCAAGTACTTGTTCAATTTCATTTACGAAAGCGTCTGGTTTTGGTAGGTCATAGAACATTGCTATTGATGTGATGACCTTCGCTCCACGAACCACTCCAAGAGGCAACAGATCGCTACGAAAATAATCATTAATAAATAAGTCACAATTTTCCTCTGCTCGATCCTTTAAATTTAGGGCAGGATCGAAACCTATTTTAAAACATTCGTCCGGAAAGAACTGAAACAAAGTGCCATCGTTACAACCAATGTCGATTATAATGTCACCTTCTTCTAACTCTACCCGTTTTTGTGTTTCGTCAGCGATATTCTTTAAAGAACTAACCATTGACTTATTTAAAGCAGATGAATACCAATATTGGCGATACATCAAATCTAAGTTAACGGTATGTTTAAGTTGTACCAATGTACACTTTATACATTGTACCAATACCAACGGGGCTTTTGTATGCCCTTCCTGACTTTTAACAAAACCGCTAGGGTATATTTCACCAAAGTCAAGCAGGTCTACGAGTTCGCCACCGCAGACTCTACATGTAGTTTCTGTTTTGATCATTTATAAGCCTTTCCCTTCCTCTTTCAAATCATGTTCGACCATCATTTCTACCAATTGTTTAAACGAAGTGTCTGGTTTCCAGCCAAGGGTTTTTCTTGCTTTGGATGAATCGGAAATTAGCAAGTCCACTTCGGCAGGTCGATAAAATTTAGGATCGATAACTACGTGATCCTCCCAAACCAAGCCTACAGAATCAAAAGCGATTTTAGTGAAATCTCTAACCGAGTAGGTTGCATCCGTGCCGACTACAAAAGTGTCGGGTTTGTCATGCTGTAGCATCATCCACATAGCCTTAACATAATCGCCAGCGTAACCCCAATCTCTCTTGGAATCTAAGTTTCCGAGTCTTAATTCCGTTTGTTTACCCAAATATATACGGGCGACCGCTTTTGAAATCTTGCGGGTAACAAAAGTATCGCCACGTCGAGGGCTTTCGTGATTAAACAGTATACCAGAAGTTGCAAATAAGTCATAGCTCTCCCTATAGTTTACAGTAATCCAGTGACCATATACCTTTGCAACCCCGTAGGGACTACGCGGGTAAAATGGGGTTAATTCATTCTGAGGGGTTTCCCTTACTTTACCGAACATTTCACTTGTTGAAGCTTGATAGAAACGTGCGTCAGGGTTCACCTGTCTGATTGCCTCTAGCACTCTGGTAACTCCAATACCAGTTGCCTCGGCAGTAAAAATTGGTTGTTTCCATGAAACAGGCACAAAAGATTGTGCCGCTAAATTATAGACCTCATCCGGTCTATATTTCTCCATGATGTCTAGTATTGAACTTTGATCTAGCAAATCGCCAGAAACTAATTCAAAGTCACCATCATCTATAATTCCTTCTATTCTTTGGTGGTTATTATTGCTGTTTCTACGTTCCATACCTATAACTCGGTATCCTTTTTCCAGTAGAAATTCTGCCAAGTAACTACCATCCTGTCCTGTAACACCTGTAATTAATGCTTTCTTCAAAGTTTACCTCCTTACCTTAATGATTCGGGCATAATTTCGGGCTTATTACTTCCCTTTTGTACTAAATCTTTGAAATGTACATCAAATACATTCCCACAAATTTCACCGTCTCGATCTCCCAAAACTCGTTTGCATTCCAAACGCATAATATTATCAGCATCGCTGAATAAAATCCAGTTTGTACTTAGCAACTGATTGCACTTGGGACAAAAGATATAAATCATCTTTTCTTCATAAAACTGTTTAGCAAGTGCCTTTACCCGGTCAAGCTCTGATATAGCGTCTAGACTTTTATCAGTTTGTCTTAACTTTCTTGATATCTTTAAATCTTCCTGTAACTTCGATAAATCAAGCCTTGTACGGCTCATTTGCTGTGCTAACTTATCAAGCAAAGTAAGATTGTTTAATGTTATACCTTGATTTGAATTTCGTATTTCGTATGAAAACTGTTCCAAATCTTCTAGTTGGATTTGTGCCTGACAAAGTGCTCTAAGCGTTTCCCGGTCATTGAACTTCATATCAGTAAGATCGTAATCTTCCGCATATTCATCCATCTTACCTTTAATGCGTTCCTCAAAGTCCTCAAGGCTAACAGTGAGCAGAATCTTTCCCTCACCATCCTTACCTTCCCAATATTGCTCATATTCCTCATCAGACATGTCAGCATATTGTTTAAGGTTTCTAAACTTTTCCGTATCTGGCAAGTCCACCCTTGTTTGTTTTGTAGTTAAGGGCTTTTTAGCCTCTTTAGGCATTACATATACTCCAACCACAGATTTTGCATGTTGCACAACGACTTACAATCTCTATTGCATGATTGCCACACAAGGGACATACCATTATACTTTTAGTGGGTTCATCATCTTGTTGCTTTAAAGCAGCTGTTTCATTATTTTCAATGACCTCAAAAGTCATTGCACAGTCTTGATAAATTGTCAT